GTTCCGACTTGGGACGGTAATAGAAAAGGTATGGATGTTTACAAAATACCCCAACCAGTTCCTGTAGACATTACATATCAGATTAAGATTGTTTGTAACAGAATGAGAGAGTTGAATCAGTTCAACCGTATAGTGTTACAAAAATTTAGTTCAAGACAGGCATATACATTTGTAAAAGGTAGTTACATTCCTATTATATTACAAAACATTTCTGATGATTCAGTAATGGATGTTGATAAGAGAAAATATTATGTACAAACATATGAATTCTTAATGATGGGATTTTTAATTGACGAGGAAGAGTTTGAAGTTAAACCCGCAATCTCAAGGGTGTTACAACTTATTGAAGTTGACACTAAACTAAAATCTAAAAAGGCTAAAATGTCCCCACCAAGTAGTTCAACAAATGTTGATTTCCAATTTGCTACGGGGGACACCGAAGTTACTCAAACTTTCAACTATACTACAAATATATTTGTATCAGGTAAAGATAATGTTGATACATGGTCGGTATACATTAATGATGACTATTATGGTGATGATGTTACAGAAATACAAATTAACACTCACGATGTATTAAGAATTGAAATTACCAAAGACACGGGTGGACAACCTGCAACATTGTTTACCACCGCAACACTTCTTTAATCTTCTCCGTATATATCCTTCTTTGGTAAACAGTTTTTTATAATCAACTGTTCCAAAAATGCATACATCTTAAGACCATTTTTATCACAATGGTTTTTGAGTATTGTGTGGGTTCGTTTTGATATTTTAAGGTTCTTAATTTCTTTCATAAAAAATAAGGCAGAAAAAAGGAAGAATTTTTTCTTACTACATAATAAATATACTACCGGAGTAAAGGTTTTTTTGAATTTTCTCAAATATTTATACATAAAATAAATTCCGAAACTAATAAAAAACAATGGCAACATCTAACAAAGTCTTCGTTTCTCCCGGTGTATATACATCAGAAAGAGATTTAAGTTTTGTAGCACAAAGTGTTGGTGTAACAACTTTGGGTATCGTTGGTGAGACTTTAACAGGTCCCGCTTTTGAGCCTATCTTCGTAGCAAACTACGATGAATTTACAGCACTTTTTGGTGGTACAAATCCGACTAAATTCGTAAACACTCAAATCCCAAAGTACGAGGCAGCATACATCGCCAAAGCGTATTTATCACAATCTAACCAATTATTCGTAACAAGAGTATTAGGTTTATCGGGCTACGATGCAGGACCTTCATGGTCTATTACAATGCAAGCAAACCTAGACCCATTAACAATTTCTGCAACCACTGAACAATCTTGGTCTGTAACATTTACAGGTTCAACAGGTGGTACTGTAACTTTTGGGGCGTTCCCATCACCAATTAGTACTTACATTGGTGATACCGTTACATTATTTAATGGAAGTTCAACTACAATGTCGGGTCAATTGGCCTCATTCATTGTTTCTGCATGTACAACCACCTCATTAAGTGCTTCAACTATGGGTCAATGGGGTATTATGTCAGCATCGACATTTAACACTTATACAGGTGCAGGTTACACAGGTGTTACTAATTTCTTAGGTACTTCAGGTACAACAACGGCAAATGCAAACTACACGGCAAGTACTATGGATACATGGTACTACGCAGCATTTGACCCACAATCAGGGGATAACTACGACGGTATTTCATTTAACTCCGTTATTGGAAGTAATTTCGGTCCAACAGCAACACCAGGCTCATTCTCAGGTACAGTTTCGGGAACAGTATTAAACTTTGTTGGTACGGCATACACAGAATATAATGATGTTGTTATTGCAACTTTACGTTCAAGAGGTTTAAACTCAGACTCAAGTGGAGGTCCTGTATACACGGTGTCAGGCACATCACAAGTTATTATGGATACCACAACAGGTTCATACTCTGATGTATTAGAAAATCCATTCGCATCTTTTGCTATTTCGGGTGTGACAAATGACGGAGAAAACTTCAATTTCGAAACATCATTCTCTACTTCTGACCCTGACTACATTTCTAAAGTATTTGGAATGACTAACTTCGGTAAACCAAGAGTTGAGGTTCCTTTGTTCTTAGAAGAAACATTCTACAACTTAATGAATTGGAGTTATAGAAAAGGTTATATCAGAGGTTTAAACGCTTCTTTAATTTCATTACCATCTGCAAGAGAAGACAACGGAACTAATTCATCTATTGGTTGGTACTTGGAACAATACCAAACACCATCAACACCATACATTGTATCAGAACTTCGTGGTAATACAGTTTACAGATTGTTCAGATTTGTATTGATTTCTGACGGTAACTCAGCAAACCAATTAGTTAAGATGTCTATCGCTAACATGTCATTCAATAACATGACATTTGATATTATTGTAAGAGATTTCTACGATACGGACGCTAATCCAATCGTTCTTGAGAAATTCACTAACTGTACAATGGACCCAGGTTCTAACAGTTTCGTGGCTAAGAAAATTGGTACTTCTAACGGTGAGTTCGAATTGAAGTCAAGTTTCATCATGGTTGAAATGGATGAAGATGCACCAATCGATTCATTACCTTGTGGTTTTGAAGGATTTAACTTCAGAGAATACCAAGGGGCAAATTCACCATTCGTGATTTTCAAAACACAATACAACTACCCAGGTCAACAAATTTGGAACCCACCTTTCGGTACTTCGACAGGTTCGGACAACACAACTTTATCATCAGGAGATAACGTAAGAAAGACATACTTAGGTATTTCAAATACGGTTGGTATCGATTACGATTTCTTCCAATATAAAGGAAAACAAAATCCGGCTAACTTATGTTGTGCTACTGAGAGTTTACCTTGGAACTACATCACACCTGGTTTCCACATGGACTCAGGAGCAACTGCTGTTACAATCGCAAACATCTACATAACATCAGGTCAAACAGCATTTGAGTGTGGTACGGCTTCATTTCAATCTGACCCAACAAACCAATCTAACCCTTACTACAGAACATTCGCAAGAAAATTCTCAATAGTGGCACAAGGTGGTTTTGATGGTTGGGACATTTATAGAGAATATAGAAGTAACACTGACACGTTTATGTTGGGTCAACCTGGTTACTTGAAAGGTGCATCACCACAACAATCAGTACTTTATCCAAATGCGACTGGTTGGGGAGCATTCAAACAAATTACTGTTGGTGATAACACACAAGACTTTGGTAATACTGATTTCTATTCATACTTACTCGGTCAATTAACATTCGCAAACCCTGAGGCTGTTAACATTAATGTGTTTGTAACACCTGGTATTGATTATGTGAATAACTCAAACTTAGTTGAACAAGCAATCGACATGATTGAGTCAGACAGAGCAGATTCACTATACATTTGTACTACACCTGACTACGATATGTACGCACCAACAACATCTAACTTCCAAGCAGATTTCATCTACCCACAAGAGGCGGTTGATAATTTAGAGGAATCAAATATAGATTCAAACTACACGGCAACTTACTATCCCTGGATATTGGTTAGAGATGGTGTTAATAATACTCAAATTTACATTCCTCCAACATCTGAAGTTGTAAGAAATTTAGCACTCACAGATAATATTGCATTCCCCTGGTTTGCAACTGCTGGTTACACAAGAGGTTTAGTAAATGCGGTCAAAGCACGTACCAAACTAACACAAGAGGCGAGAGATACTTTGTATGAGGGTAGAATTAATCCGATTGCAACATTCTCAGACGTAGGAACAGTAATTTGGGGTAACAAAACTCTTCAAATTAGACAATCGGCACTTGATAGAATTAACGTAAGAAGGTTGTTACTACAAGCTCGTAAGTTGATTTCTGCGGTGGCAATCAGATTGTTATTCGAACAAAATGACGAACAAGTAAGACAAGACTTCTTGGATTCTGTGAACCCAATCTTGGATTCAATCAGAAGAGACAGAGGTTTGGTAGACTTCAGAGTAACTGTTTCAAACAACCCTGAAGATATCGACGCTAACCAATTGGTTGGTAAGATTTACCTGAAACCAACAAGAGCTCTTGAATTCATAGATATCGAATTCTTGATTACTCCAACAGGAGCGTCTTTTGAAGACATCTAATAATTAAAAATAAGGGGGGTTGTACATCAACCCCTCTTTTAGCCTAAACAAAGAAAAACCATGGAATTCAAAAAATCAAAATTAAATGAAAATCTTAATGTACCTGCAACAGGTAAAAAGACTTTCTCAAAGAAATCACAAAATATCATTGTTTCTGAAGCTCAATTAGAGAGATTGATTGAAAAAATTGCAAAAAACAAAAATGTTTAAAAAAGTTTTAAGAGAATTTTTAGAAGAAAAACTTTTACGTGAAGGTTTTGACGATGCGGGTAATCCTGATTTAAAGTATTATGCTTTTGATTGGGATGATAATATTGTTTTTATGCCGACAGAAATAATTGTGGCAACTCAAGATGGAGAAGAGATTGGAATGGGTACTGAAGATTTTGCGGAGTATAGAATGGATATTGGTAAAGAACCATTTATGTATAAAGGAAAAGAAGTGGTGGCGTTTGCAAATGACCCCTTTAGAAACTTCCTAAGTGAAGGTGACGCTCAGTTTATAGTTGACTCAATGTTAGCTAAACCAGGACCTTCTTGGGATGATTTTGTGGAGTGTTTAAATGGTGGTTCCATCTTTGCAATTATCACAGCAAGAGGACACAACCCTGAAACACTAAAAGAAGCCACATACAACTATATTGTTACTAACCATAATGGTATTTCAAAAGAAGATTGTATCTCAAACTTAAAAAAATTCAGACACATTGCTGAGGAAGGTGAGATGGACAGAAATGAAATTATTATGGAGTATCTTAATATGTGTAAATTTTATCCTGTAACTTTTGGGGAAGGTTCAGCAACGAATCCTGAAGAAGGTAAAATCAAGGCATTAAGAGAGTTTATCTCATATGTAAAAGAAATTGCGTCAAGATTGGGCAAACAAGCATTCTTCAAAAATGACGTAAAGAACAGATTTGTACCGGAAATTGGATTTTCTGATGACGACCCTAGAAATATAGAAAAGATTAAGCAATTCTTAGATACTGAATATTCAGATAAACCAGTAAGAACTTATTTAACTAAAGGAGGAGAAAAGAAAGAAATATAATTTATTTAAGTATTACTGAAACTGGATATACATAATCCAAAATTTCCGGAATAAAGTAAATAGAAAAATTTTTCGACATCCGTGTATTTATAATTAAATAAACTAAAAAAACGAAAACTAAAAAAAAATACTATGGCTGATTTATTAATGAAAATGCCGATGCCTTACGAACCAAAACGTAAGAATAGATTTATCTTAACGTTCGATTCTTCTTTGGGCATCAATTCTTGGTTTGTTGAATCTACAGCAAGACCACAAATTACAATCAATCCTGTTGAAATTCCATTCTTGAACACATCTACTTACGTAGCTGGTAGATTCACATGGAATACAATTAACGTTACATTCCGTGACCCAATCGGACCATCTGCTGCTCAAGCACTTATGGAGTGGGTACGTTTACACGCAGAATCTGTTACAGGTCGTATGGGATACGCAGCAGGTTATAAGAAAAACATTTTCTTGGAAATGTTGGACCCAACAGGTGTTGCGGTAGAAAAATGGATTTTACAAGGTACTTTCCTAACAGATGTGAATTTCGACTCTTTAGGTTACTCAGACGACAACTTGGCAACAATTAGTGCTACACTTCGTCCTGATAGATGTATCTTAGTTTATTAATAGTATTTACGAAAAAATCAGTCTAATTATATTTAACCATAGGGGAGACCCTATGGTTTTTTTTTGTTATGACAGATTACTCACAATATTTACAAGAAGGTTTTAATTTACCTCACGACGTAGTTGAACTACCGTCTCGTGGAAAATTCTATAAAAATAAAAAATCAGCCTTGAAGGTTGGTTACTTGACTGCTATGGATGAGAACATCCTTTTGGCTGATAATAAGAATAATGACATTATTTCGACACTATTAAGAAATAAAATCTACGAAACAGATTTTCATCCTGATGAACTTTTGGATTGTGATATTGAAGCAATTCTTATTTTCTTGAGAAATACCGCTTTTGGTTCTGAGTACAAATTAATAC